TGCCAGAAGGCGAAATCAGTTTGAGCGCGGTCCGATTGTGTACCAGCGGTGGCGCATCCTCAGCCGTGCCGGGATTCGTGCCCCTGATTGCTGACGCCTTCAGAAAACTCGCAGCGGCGGGAGAAGGTTGAGACGGTATGAGTGAAATATCACAACGGTCATTGCTGAGTGTTACATCAGAGAGCGATCTGGAAGGTCTATCACGTGATCATTTCGAGCACGGATCGTTCTCAATTCTTACTGACGGCTTCAACGTGTGGCTCGGAGAGCAGTTAGTTGGTGAGGAACCAAAGCAGAAGATTAAGATACCAAAACAGACGTTTGATTACTTAATCCGGCGATATGTTGCGCCACAGAAGTGAGCGACAGGCGATATGACAACTAGCCCTTGCCGAGTTCGCTGAGGAGATCAAAAGGCAGGCAGTCGAGCCATGATCCGCACATCAACTTCTCCGTTGACACAACCCGATTAAACCCTCTATCCTGCGGGAGATGCAGAAGTTAACCCTCAAGCAGCGCAAATTCTGTTTAGCCTATGTAGGAGAGGCGAACGGCAACGGAGTTGAGGCGGCGCGCATCGCGGGATATAAAGGGAACGATGTAACGCTAGCGGCGGTTGCCTATGAGAACCTCAGGAAACCTCAGATAGTCCAACATATCGCGGAATTGAGAGCAGAGGCGGAAAAACAGGCCACTGGAAAGATCCTAAGCGCGACAGAGGTTCTGGTTGGGCTCTCGGCGATTGCTGAGGGTGATATTGCTGACGTGTTAGGTGAGTTAGCGCCAGGATGGCTCATAAAAGCTAAAGAAAAAGGACTGACGCGGCTAATTAAGACGGTTAACTTTGACAAAGACACGGGGAACCTTACAAAACTGGAACTATACAGCGCGAAAGACGCTCGAGTTGATCTTGGCAAGTACCACAAGCTCTTTGTTGATAAGTTTGAGATCGTTACGCCGGAGGATCTAGATGCAGCCCTTGCCGCAGAACTGGCGAGAGTGGCCGGAGCCGATCAAGCGGCAGGCGCTGGCGAGACTGAGAGCCCGACAGTCCACTAATCCGCTCAGCAAATACCAGAATGATCCTAGCGGCTATGCTGCTGATGTCCTCGGCGTCACGCCCACTCCAGATCAGCGAGCGATGCTGCTCAGCATCCTCAATAATCGCTACACGCTCGTAAAAGCTTCCCATGCTATAGGTAAAACCTTCACTGCCGCAGTGGCGTGTTCATGGTGGTACGATTGCTGGGATCGTCACATCGGGTACATCACGGCGCCGACGTGGGATCAGTCCTTTGGGCTCACATTCAAGCAACTAAAATCGTTACGTCGTGCGAAGAACCTGCCCGGTATTGTGCTCGAACGAATCATTAAAGACGCAGATAAGAATCGCGAAGGTGATCATTACGTCCGGGCCTTAAACGCTGAGAAAGGCGAAGGTTTTCATGGGGAACACTCAGCGCCTATCTTCATCGTAATTGAAGAGGGGCCAGGCGTTCCAAAGTACATTTGGGAGGCTACGGGCGGCTTGATGACGAATCCCGATTGTAGACTCTTCGCGATTGGTAATCCTACCGATGAAGCGACGGAATTCGGGATTGCATCAGAGTCTTCTCTCTACAACACCATGAGCATTTCTGCGCTCGGTCATCCGAACATTCAGGCTGAATTACGGGGGGAAGCACCGCCATTTCCTGATGCTGTTCGACTGCAATGGCTCTATGAAATGCTCGGTAAAGAGTGTGAAGTGGTAGAGAAAGCAGCAGAAGATGCGTTTGAGTTTGTAGCCCTACCTGAGATTAAAAACGCGCTTGAAGGGCGTTCAGCGGACCTGTCCCAGAAGTGGATTTATAAGCCTACCGCCTACTTTCAAGGGCGTGTTCTTGGTGAATTCCCGACCCAGGCAGATCAGCAGGTTATCCCGAAGGGCTGGCTGAAGAACTTGCCTGTCTTCGAGATTAAAGATGTTTGGCACCCCGAGCTCGGATGTGACGTAGCCCATTTTGGCGACGATCGCACCACCATCTTCATCCGCCGCGGCCCGTGTTTATTGCGAGCACGAGAGATTCGCAAGATGGACACGGTTGAAGTCGCGACGGCATGTAAGGATGAGGCGCTTGAGGCAGTAAAGCAGTGGAAACCGCACTTAAGCCTAGACGAACAGAAGGCTTTAGCCAAGCGGATACCCATTAAGATTGACGTTACGGGCGGACTTGGTGCCGGACCATGCGATCTCCTGCGTTCGCAGGGCTACAACGCCATCCCGATCAATTCCAGCGAGCGAGCGAACGACCCTGAGCAATTCCAGAATACTAGGTCAGAGTTGTGGTGGACTGCACGGTTGAGGGCACAGGAGAAACGGCTTGATATCTCACGTTTACCCCAACAAATACGCGAGAAATTAATGCGGGAGTGGTCTGCGCCAAAGTATAAAGCAGCCGGACCAAAAGTGGTTGAAAAGAAAGCAGACCTGAAGAAACGCCTTGGTTATTCGCCAGACCTCGCAGATGGCGCGAATCTGGCGTTGTACAACCGACCGCACAGCGAAGGGCTTAAGGTGGTAGGACGCCTTAATTGACCCTTGCACGGTGCACGGTGCCAGTGTATTATTCGCCGTGTGGAATACATCTCCAGAGGATATCGCTTTGATGAACAGGTTATTGCGTGGCTGGACGGCCTGAAAGGCGTGCATGGCTCATACAACAAAGGCTTGCGATTGATAGCGGGCTTAGAGAAACTCCCTGAACCCCGTCCAGCAGAAGAAGTCTCAGCACAATTTCCGAATACCTGCCTACACAATTCGACTCACGAAAACGGTAGAAAGTTCATGTCAGATCGTCGCGGGATCACGCTTTGTCCAGCGTGTTTCATTCTCGGCCATCGCGGAGAGCCGCGCAACTGTCAGGAATGCACGCTTGGAGAAGGGACGGGTGGTTTGTGAGAAGAGGGAGGAGCACGTAATGTCAGCAATAATACTGTTACTAATTATTCTGTTAGGACTCGGAGGTGTGGAATTGTTCATCCAGCGCGTCTACATACCGTGCGGTTGGCGCTGGCCGTGGGGGTAGATGGGTTGGTTAAACATACAAAACTAAGCCAATGAGAGTCCACTTTATCATCGACGGACGTATCGCGATCGGCCCTGGTGATCGCTTGCATGTACAGGGCCGACAGTATGTCATCACGGATTGTGAGTTAGAGTACTCAGACGGACGATTCATGAAGTTCGGGCTATCGCTTGGACTGCTTGAAGACTGGCAGGGCATTGATACAGGGGTTTTAGCTGTTAATCTCGATGATGATAAGCGAATTAAGTCATGGTTCGTGAAAGACTTTCCAAAACAACTCGATACTGAGCACGCGCGTGGTACGACTTTAACTCCACCGCCCTTACTTGACTTGTACTCGCTTGCCCGCCTCTTTGCGGCTGGATGTGGTCCTGAGGTTCAGCAAGAAGCGAGCCGCGCAGAAGTTGAGGATATGGAGTGGCCGGAAACCATCGAGGGATAGTGTTGAGCCGCTGACGATCGCGGTGGCGTAACACGGCTGGTATGGGCCAGCAAACGCGGGTAAGCAATCCCGCTCTCTCGTCCTACTCTTACAAAATCCTCTACCCCAACCACGTAAACATGCTATAGAATGGAGTTATTATAGTTAACTCCCACAGTCTACGTGACTCGGAGGAGTTATGTATAAATCCCATATAGAATGCCTGATCGCTGATTCATGGCAGACCTTCAAGACAAGACCAACCGCCCCGACTACGAATGTGACGCTTACTCGCGTCAACTACCTTCGCTCACGTTAATGCGTGACGTGCTGGGTGGCACGAGGGCGCTGCGATCTAAAGGAAAAGTTTACCTACCACAGGAGCAGGGAGAAAAGCCTGAGGCGTATGCGCTCAGACTCGCCCGCGCGAACCTCTTCAACGTCCTCAAAAAGACCCGTGGCGGCCTCGTGGGGATGGTTCTCAAAGATGATCCGGTCTTCACCTGCCCCTCTCCAATCAAAGAGCACCTTGACGACATCGACATGGCGGGAAACCATGTTGACTTATTCCTCAAAGACTACTTCATGGATGTGGTAGGGGATGGACATGCCCATATCCTTGTGGATATGGAGCCGATGCTGAAGACCAGCGTCACGAGTGCGGCGCCGATTCCTGATCTATCTGATGAGTTAAAGGCCAACCGGCGCCCATTCTGGGCGA